CGCTGGGGACCGGTAAAAATGTCGGACGGTATGGTCTGGATGGCGCATACCGGCACCTTCGGTACGGCAACCAGTTTTGGTGAATCCCGTAATGACTTCCTGTTTACCTGCACTTCTATTCCTAAAGCACCAGAGCCGGATTATGTCTGGGCGGCCTCCATTTGTGCGGTCTGTGCGCCCTCCCTGTCAACGGATCCGGTCCGACCATTACAGACACTGGCGCTGCCTGCCCGTATGGCACCTGAAGCACCAGCTCGTCTGACGCGGGAAGAGCGAAACAGCCTGCTTTATACCGGCATGTCCACGGTGACCGTCGCGGCCGCTGACATGGTGCAGATTGAACGTCAGGTGACGATGTACCGTCAGAATGCATACGGCGAAAGCGATCCCAGCTATCTGGATGTGGAAACCATCTACACCCTGTCATATCTGCGTTATTCCCTGCGCACCTTTATCACGCAACGTTTTCCGCGCCATAAACTGGCTGATGACGGGACGCCTGTTCGTGCAGGTCAGAATATCGTGACGCCGGAGATCATGAAACTTCAGTTAATTTCGCTGGGTGAAGAATGGGTGGAGCTGGGACTGGTCGAAAATCTGGACACCTTTAAAAAGAATCTGCTCGTGGAGCGCAACACAAAAGACCGTAACCGTCTGGATGTGATGTGTACACCGGATCTGGTTAACCAGTTCCGCTTCATGGCCGCGCAGATCCGTTTCATTTTGTGAGGTAAGGCATGAGCGGAAAACAGTATCAGGGCACGGCCACCATCCGTGTGAACGGACAGGAGTACGCCACCCTTGAGGGAGCCACGTTCTCCCCGTCCGGCTTTGAGCGTGAAGTGGTGAAAGGCGCGAAAGTCTACGGCTATCGCGAGAAACCCCGTGAGGCGACGCTGGACTGTAAATTTCCGGCTGGCGGAGAAGGTTCACCGGCTGCCGATGAAATCAACACCTGGACTGCGGTCACGATTGAGTTCGTGGCCGATACCGGTGAAGTCCACATGATGACGAAGGCCTGGAGCGGTGAACCGGCCTCGCTTGACGGTGGCGGGGAGATCTCCGTGAAGTTCGCCAGCGCCTCCAGTACCCGTGTTCAGTGATCAGGAAAAATAAAATGACCACACGTAAGAAAAAAACGGCAGTTTCCGAGGCAGCCGTGATGGAGGCAATCCGGGAAGCACTTGAGGGGGCTGATCCACGCACTGCCGGGCTGACAGAGCAACTGGCAAAGGGATATGTGGATCTGCTTGATGGTCTGCCGTTTGGTGAGACCCGTGAATATCGTGTCACGTTCCGGGAACTGACAGCGAAAGACAGTATTGACGCAGAAGCAGAAGCCGAGCGCGTGGTGGAGACAAACAATGGCCCGATGCTGATAGCGTCTCCGTCGTTACGCGGTGTTGCACTGCTGCGCCGTCAGATTGCCGCAGTGGGAGACATTGAAGGTCCGTTGTCACCCCGTCAGATTGGACAGTTAAGCGAGCGCGATCTCTCCCGCCTGATGGCAGCGGTCAGCCTGCTGGATACCGCGCTTGCCGGAAAGCTGGCAGCTGACCGGGGGCGATCAGGCGCAGTGTCGGGATCAGATTGAAGAAGCGGCAATTATCCTGGGGATGGTGACAAAAAGCGGTCCGGAATGGGCGCTTAACCTCCCCCTGTCGCAACTTTACCGGCACTGCCGACAGACAGAAAAAATCATCAGAACGAAGCAGTAAGTATGGCCCGAAATCTCAGAGCATCTCTGATAGTTGATTTGCTCGGCAATATCTCAGCCAAATCCCGCCAGTGGTCACAGGAGCTGGGGGCATTCTCACGCTCCGGCCAGGCGGGGCTGGGTGGCCTGGGAAATGCTGCCCGCCGTGCCGGGCAGGAAACAGATGTACTCGGAAGCAGGATGCAGCGCACGCTGGCCGGGGTGCGGGGCAGTATCCGCCATGTCACTTCTGATTTTGACCGTCTTCAGGGCAGTATTACCGGCACCATCGGGCGGATCAGCAATCTTTACGGAATGCTGGCCGGTGGTGCTGCTGTATATGGCTTTAACCGGGGATTTATTCGCCCGGCAGCGGAGATGGAAACCTATATGATTCGCCTGAACTCCCTTTACAAAGGGGATCGGGCGAAAACTGATGATGTCCGCAGGTGGGCAATACAGAATGCGAAGGAAACCACCTGGGGGCTGGCTGGCGTCATGCAGGAATATACGTCCAGTCTGGGCTTTGGTATGAGTGACAGGGAGGCCCGAAATTTTGTCACCATGCTTCAGGATCAGGGTGCCGTGGGCGGCTGGTCACTGTCCGATGCACAGGGGGCATCCCTGCAACTGAAACAGATGTATGCAAGAGGCAGTATTCAGGCGGCGGATGCAAATATTCTTGCCACCTACGGCATTAATGCCTACCGCGTGCTGGCTGATCGTCTGGGTGTGGACCAGAAAGTGGTCAGAAAACTTGGTGAAAAAGGGCTGCTTGGGCCGGACAGTATTCGCCTGTTATTTCAGACGCTGGCGGAACAGGCCAGGGGAGCACAAAAGGACGCAATGAATTCCTGGAGTGGCCTGACGGCCATGATGGGGGACGTCTGGGACCAGTTTGCCCGGGATGTGATGGACAGTGGGCCATTTGAAAAACTGAAGGGTAATCTCAGGGGATTTCTTTCATGGGTTGACAGTGCCAAATCTGATGGCAGTTACCATTCCCTGGCGGAAAGCACGGCATCAGCCATGAACCAGGGCTTTGAGTATGCCCGTGATGCAGTGACAGGGTTTTATCAGGCGATCAGAAAGGTACGCGACACGCTTCAGGCTCTGCGGGATGCGGGCTATGGTGATGCGCTGGATCGCATTGGTCAGGGGGCACAGACCGCCGCGAAATACCTGCTGTACATGTATCTCGCCACCCGTGCCCTGAAAATGGCGCGGGCTGTCGGAACGGGGATTATACGTCCGGGTGCTGCATTGCTGGGATACGGATTATCAGCGGCGGCCTTCCTGACCTCACCTTTCCGGCGCTCTCCTCCGGCCGGAACACCACCAGGCACATCTCAGGGACGAGGGCAACGTTTTATAAACTTTCTTACCGGGGTAAATCCGGCAGCCGTTCAGCCAGTACTTGTAACAAACTGGCCCACAGGAGGACTGTCCGGCACCGGCGCGACCGATACATCCTCAGGCGGACGTCAGGGGCGGGGCCGCAGGAAACGCGGACCGGGGCGCGGAAGACCGGTCACGCCTCCCCTGCCACCGTCCCCAGTGCCACCGTCTCCCTCTTCTGGTGGGGTAGGGTTCTGGGGGCGCATGATGGGGCGCGCCGGTGGGTTACTTTCGTCTGTCGGTAGCCGCATGGGGCTGGGGCGTTTCTCCGGCTTTTTCCGCAGTGCCGGTGGACTGGCCGGCCGGCTGGGTGGAGGTGCCCTGTGGGCTGGCGCGATGGCAGCCCCGGTTCTGCTGGATGGCAGCGCCAGTGCCACAGACAAGGGAGAAGCGGTCGGCTCTCTTGCAGGCAGTATTGCCGGTGGTGCGCTGGGGGCGGCAGCCGGACCTGTGGGGATTGCCATTGGTTCTACGGTGGGCAGCTATCTCGGTAACTATCTGGGGGGATGGCTGACTGAAGCCTGGCAGAAATTACGGGGCAGTGATGATGAAAGCAGTGGACAGGCGGTACAAAAAGCCTCTGCCCGTGTGGAGCTGGTTGCCCCGGAAGGGTGGCAGGCTCGCAGTATTGATATTGATGACACGTCCGGTCACGGACTGGATGTGAATGTCTGGAACGGAGGGAATTATGGCCTCTGGTGACGGTCGTGGTGCGTTCCGTGGTGTGCCGTTCCTCGTCTGGCGTGAGCAGCGCGAACGTGGCGGGCGAAACATTGTCCGTCGGGAATATCCGTTACGGGAAACCGGTGGTGCAGACGATCTGGGACCTAAACTGGCTGAATTTACGTTCAGTGTACTTGTGATGGGGGATGATGTTCAGACACAGCGAAATCGTCTGCGTGATGCCCTTCGTGCTCCCGGTGCCGGGGAGCTGCTTCACCCGGATTACGGCACGTTAAATGTGCTGATAAACAGCTTTGAAAGTCGTTATAACGCTGCTGAACAGGGCGTGGTTGAGTTCACCATTAATGTCACGCCGGTAAGTGATGATACCGCACCTGCTGTCACACAGGACACGGCCGCCATTCTGGAGCAGAAGAGTACCACCGCGCTCGGGAAGGTTTTTGAAACCCTGGAAGCGGGCTGGACGGTGATTTCTGACGGAATGCACGATGTCCAGGCAATGACCGAAACCATCAGCGATAAGGTGTCCGCCCTGGAAAATGCCGTTTCCGGCATGGGGATTGTACAGGATATCAGTGCCTTTACTGCCACGTTCACGGCGCTGAAAGGGAATGCCACGGCATTACTGACAGCACCTTCCCGCATGGCCTCATCTTTTGCGGGGCTTTTCAGTGCCCTGATCACCCTGCCATCGCTGCCGTCACTGTCTTCAGGAGGCCTGAATACCCGGCCCGGAGGCAGTATCGGTCGGACGACATCCGCCGTCTCTCAGGGAATGCCGCAACTGTACAGGACATTATCTTCCCTGCGTTACGTGCTGGATGAGCAGGATAATCCGCAGACTCTCATCGGTCTGACACCGGCAGCACAAAAGAATATTCGTCTGATACGGGCGGTAATGCAGAGTGCTGCCGTGGTGGCCCAGGCACAGACCGTGGGAAAACTGCTGGATCAGGTTCTCAGTCAGGAAACCCTGCCGGACAGTGACGCAGCCCACCGTACCTGGCCTGTCTGGCTGGAAAGTTCAGTTGATCTTCAGCGCATTAACCGTGACTTAAGCGAAGCGCTCGAACGGCAGGTGATGACACTGTCCGGGCAGGGGTATACCGCCACGGCGCTGACGCTTCGTGATGCCAGACTGGCACTGACAGAGGATCTGAATACACGGGGAGTTCAGCTACCCGGTGCAACAGTAGTGACTGTACGTACCACCGAGCCTGCACTGGTGACCCTGTACCGTGCCACCGGGAACAGTACCGGCTGGCAACGTTTTGTGCGCCGTAACGGTATTGTTGATCCGCTGTTCATTCCCGGAGGCCATTCAGTGGAGGTGATTAGTGAGCAGCAGGGTTGAACTGTATCTGGGCGGTGAGATTTTTTCCGGCTGGCTGACGGTGAGTGTTCGTCGCTCTCTTGAACATCTGGCGGGCTCCTTTGAACTGGGGGTAATGATGCCCGGTGTACGCCTTCCGTCATCCGTCCGTGCCGGTCAGTCTCTGGAATTGCGCATTGACGGTCAGCCTGTGATCACTGGCTGGCTGGATCAGGTCCGGCAGCGCATCAGCGCCACGCGTTTTCAGATCACGCTCAGCGGACGGGATAAAACCGGTGACCTGGTGGACTGTTCAGCCATTCATCCGGGCAGCCAGTGGAGGAACCGCACGCTGGAGCACATTGCTTCAGATTTGTGTGCTCCGTTCGGGGTCACGGTGCGCTGGCAGGTAAATGATGCAACGGCAGCCCGGCCCTTTTCCACCTTCACACTGGAAAACTCAGAAACCGTGGCAGATGCGCTGACACGGGCCGCGAGACACAGAGGCGTCCTGGTAACCAGTAATGCCGCCGGTGAACTGGTTTTCACTCAGGCCTGCAGTCAGCGTGGCGACACGCTGACGCTGGGCGAAAATCTGCTGGATTTGGATCACAACGTGGATCACCGTCTGCGCCACAGTGAATACCGTGTACGGGGGCACGGGCGTGGTGGTGGTCATGCCGGGGATGCACTGACAGCCGGAACGCTGGCCGCACCCGTTGGTACGGTGACAGACAGTGCCATCCACCGTTACAGACCGAAAATTGTGCTGGCGGATCATGCTGTTGATGCAGACGGTGCACGCCAGAGGGCTGTCCGGGAAATGCGCCGGGCGGTTGCCCGCTCTGTGCGCCTGACAGCCACCGTGCGGCACTGGTTTCGGGAGAACGGCCAGTTGTGGGATATCAACCTGCTGACGGCTGTCACGGCTCCCCGCACCGGAGTGGAAGAGCGTGATCTTCTTGTCTGTCAGGTGGAGTTTTCGCTGGATGCAAATCACGGCGAAACCACCCGTCTGATTCTGGCACCCCGTGACGGCTTTATTGTTCCGGCAGAGCCGGGAAACAGCGGAAGCGGAAATGCGGGTGACGTGGACGCCTTCGTGCGGGCACAGATGAAAAAACAGGGGATTAAATTCAATGATGAATGACGAAGTCATCAGCCGCCTTCTGGCCCCCGTGATGCGGGGTGTTCGTCTGCTGTTCGGGCGTGGTGTACTGACCGGCACAACGGACACGCTGAAAATCCAGAATGTGCAAATCACCGGTATGGATGGTGAAACCTTTGATGATGTGGAGCGTCCCCAGCAGTACGGGCAGATCAGCGTTCCCCTGCCGGGTGCGGAAACCTTTTTTGCCTGTCTGGGCGGACAGCGGGATCAGACTGTGGTGCTTGTGGTGGAAGACCGGCGCAGCCGCCCGACCGGACTCACAGCCGGAGATACGGGGGTGTATCACCATGAGGGGCACCGGATACGGTTAACAAAGGATGGCCGCATTATTGTGACATGCAAAATGCTGGAGATTTACGCCGACGAGGGGATGCGGGTGGATACGCCGGAAGCCACCTTTACGGGCAATGTGACGGTGGATAAGAACCTGCATGTTAAGGGTAATTTCGCGCTTGAGGGTACGGGGAAATCTCAGGGACTGTTCACAATGTCGGATGCCGTTATTGCAGGGATACGGTATTCCGGCCATGTGCATCATGATAACGGCGAAGGCAGTAAGACAGGAGTGCCGGAGAATGGCTGATATTGCAATTGTGTGGGATCAGGGATGCGGTTCGCTGCAACTGAACGGTGCCGACCTGCTGACGGATGACAGTCTGCTGACGGCCGTTCTGATTTCGCTGTTTACTGACCGCCGGGCGCTGGCATCGGATGAAATCCCTGACGGTACGCGCGACCGCCGGGGATGGTGGGGAGACAGTTTTCGCCCGCGCCCCATTGGCTCCCGTCTGTGGCTTCTCAGCCGGGAAAAAACGCTGGCCTCGGTGATAAGCCGTGCCCGTGCTTACGCGGATGAGGCGCTGGGCTGGCTCAGTCAGGATGGCGTGGCGTCATCCGTGGTCTGTCATGCAGAACGTGTGGGACACGCGCGGCTGGCGCTTTCGGTGCGCATAACCCTGCCTGATGGTTCAGTGAGGCCCATGATTTTTTATGCTGATCTTAAGGGGGAGTAATGCCTTATCAGCCTTTACCGCTGGCACAGTTAATCACGCAGACACAGCAGGATATCAGCCAGCGCCTGCCCGGCTCGCAGCCGGGTGTGAATGAAACCACCCTGAATGCCATTGCTTACGCTCAGGCAGGGTTATCTGCTCAGGAGCATGAGCATCTGGCCTGGATTGCGCGTCAGATCATCCCGACCGAAGCCGATGAAGCCGAACTGCTGAAACACTGTGCATTCTGGGGCGTCATGCGTAAGCCTGCCTCTCGGGGGGGCGGGCCGGTTCAGCTGATGCTGACCACGGATGCGGGGATCAAGGAAGGTGTGCTTCTCCAGCGAAGTGATGGCGTGGTTTACCGTATCACCACCTCCCTGACCGGTAAGGCCGGTACGCTGAATGTCAGTGTGGAAGCCGAAAGTGCCGGTCGTGCGGGGAATGCCCCGGCAGGGACAAAACTGACATTTATCACACCGCAGGCGGGGATCAACCAGACGGCCACGGTGACCGGAACGGGGATCACCGGTGGTGCGGATGTGGAAACCGTGCCGGAGCTGCTTTCCCGTCTGGTTTTCCGGGTGCAGAATCCACCGTCCGGCGGCACGCAGTATGATTTTGAACGCTGGGCGCGTGAAGTGCCGGGCGTGACGCGGGCATGGTGCCGCCCGGAATGGCCGCAGGCGGGCAGCGTGGGGGTAACGTTTGTTCAGGATAATAACCCGGATATTTTCCCCGGTGACGGTGATGTTCAGCGGGTGGCGGATTATATCCGCAGTCATGATGATCCGGCGACCGGCCAGCCTGTCGGACAGCCTCTGGGGCCGACGGTGACCGTGTTTAAACTGACCAATAAGCCGGTGCCCTTCAGCATCAGGATCATCCCGAAAACACCGGAGAATCAGGCGGCCGTAAAACAGGCGCTGACCGACCTGTTGTATAACGAATCCCGGCCCGGCGGTCTGGTTCTGCCGTCGTCTTTCTGGCGGGCGGTGGCAGGGGTGAAAAATCTGGAGGATTTTGAAGTGCGCAGTCCGCTGACGTCAGTTCAGGCGGGAGACAGTGAGCTGCTGACGGTAGGAGAAATCACATGGCTGTAACCCTGACCCCGCATCAGCGCGCCCTGTTGCAGTTGCTGCCTGACGGGCTGGCATGGGATAAGCGGCCGTCATCCGTTCTTGCGGCTTTGTGCCTGGGCCTCAGTCATTCCACGGAGCGTGTTTCCTGGACCGGTAACCAGATGCTGGCAGAACGTTTTCCTGATTCATCCCGTCTGCTGCTGGAAGACTGGGAGCGTTATCTGGGGTTACCGGAATGTGATATGACCGGCGCAACCATTCAGGAGCGTCAGCGTTATGCCGGGAATAAATACCGGATGAAACCCTCTCTTAACCGTGAATTTTATATCCGGTTTGCGGCAGAGTTTGGTTATGAAATAGATATTCAGCCATCACCGGATTCACAGTGGGTCAGTATTGTCACGATTAACAGTGAAACCGGCTACCGGAATATGAATGTGCTGGATGATATTCTCACGCCGCTGCGTATTTATGAAGGCGGTGCGCTGGAATGTATTCTGAACCGTTATAAGCCTGCATGGCAGACGTTTATTTACGTGTATGCAAACAGCCATGAAGAGGAGACTATTTAATGTTTCATGTTGATAATAATTCCGGCGTGGCGAATATGCCTGCGCTGGCACCGGCGCAGAGTAATACCACCACCTGGTTTACTGAAGGTGACGGACAAAAAGGTATCAGCTGGATTGGTCAGGACTGGCTGAATATTCTCCAGGCCGAACTGCTGAATATTCTGGCTGAAGCCAGTATTCAGCCGGATAAGGCGCAGTTAAACCAGCTTACGCTGTCCATTAAAGCCATTATCGCTGCGAATGCTTTTTCCCGGAAAAATAACCTGAAAGAAATTGCTGATGCCGGTGCGGAGGCCCAGCGTCTGGCCCGTGGTTATCTTGGTCTGGGGACGCTTGCCACAAAAAACAGTCTTGGTCCCGGTGACGTTAATGCCCTGGCGAAGGATCAGAATCTCGCCGACCTGGAGAATAAGGGAACCGCCCGTAATAATCTGGATGTTTACAGCAAAAGCGAAGGTGATAACCGTTACCTGCGCAGGGAGCAGAACGGCGCAGACATTCCGGATAAAGGGGCTTTTATCGATAACGTCGGTTTACGGGAAACGGTAAACAGGGCGGCGAATGCCCTGCCATCGGACGGCACCGCCGTTGCCGCGAACAGGCTGGCAAATGCCCACACAATTAATGGTGTTCCCTTTGACGGGACGCAGGATATCACTATCTCATCAGGAACAGTAACCGCCATAAGACTGGGGTCGGTGACCGCACATATGCCCGGAACATGGGAAAGCTGGGATCTGAATCTGGGGGGCGGCAATGTTCTTACCGGAATTAAAGTACAGGATGTCGGTAAGAATACGGCAGATAACGTCGGCGGCGTGTATTACCGGCCGTTGCAGTATCTGTTAAATGGAGCATGGGTGACGGCTGCAAGTATATAATGATATTCAGAAGGCCTTCCGGCCTTCTTTATTACTGTGGCTGCTCAGGCCATTTAATGGCGTTAAATTCAGCTTCTGTTTTAATGGCGGGTAGTTCCATTTTCTTCACCTGACTGATGTATGCCATCCATTGGGTAAGTGCTGCTCTGTCTTCATCGCTGATGGTGCCCAGTTGTAGCTCCGTTCTCCAGTCATTAATTTTTTCATATGCCTGATTAAGATATGACTGGCGCATTGCTTCCAGTTTTCTTGCGTAGTTAACCGGAATACGGGAGATTATGCCATTATCAAACTTCCAGTTTCCTGAAATATCCGTGCCTTCAGGGAGTTCATCGACCTCAACCACAGAAAACCCCGCAGGATACAGCGCCGAGGCGTCCTGTGATATTGAGCAGATAACGCCGCTGTCAGGTGTTATGCAAAGTTTATATTTTTTGGTGAATAATGGCAGGGATTCGTAGAAATCCTTACCATCTTCACTCTGGAAATACTGAACATTATTACCATATGGCATATTTTCAGGATAATAACGGGTTATATTTTTTAGTTCCATAAAATCCTCCTGGAAATAAATCTGTTTTAAAATATATTATTTACTGACTATTTATAACTGAGATACCGTAATCCATGTACCTCCGACTAATTTTTGCAGGGGTCTGAATGCTATAAAATCGTTTGAAGCATCAACTTTACTGTCAATCTGCAGGCCTGCCATAACATTACCGTACGCAGAGTAATATGCCCCACCGTACATTGCCTGCCTGTTCTCTGCTCCCAGCCTGATATCCTGGATATATCGGGAATCCGCATCCTGCTGTGTTATACCAGAAGTGATGTTTATGTCCTGCGTCCCGTCAAAGGGAACCCCATTAATATTTCTTGGGGTGGCGAGTCTATTCGCGGCAACGGCGGTGCCGTCCGATGGCAGAGCATTCGCCGCC